CTAGCAATGCTCAATGATCCAGGGCATCCGGGACACACTGCGAGTGTGCTTTTTGTCCATAAGACCATGCTTGGGTACCGGGAAGGTGTGAAGCATGAGGTGTCTGGTGAGATAAGTCACATCCACACACTGTCCCCAGAGGACAGAGCCAAGCGGATACAGCAACTGAGGCAAGAGCTAGATGCTCAGGTGGTTGATGTGGCGATTGAAGCTGAGGAGAAGTCAGATGACTCCAGCGGAGCGTGAAAAGAAGGAAAAAGAGCTCCTAGCTTTACTCGAACTTGAGGCGAAGCATCGCAAGGCAATGGCATTCAAGCCGAAGCTTTTTGCTCAGCAAGCTGCGTTTATCAAAGATCCGCGTAAGTTGAAGGCGGCTCTATGCTCTCGACGTGCAGGCAAAAGCCATATGGCAGGATGCTACGTCATTGCCGAAGCCCTTAAACATCCCGGATCAACCGTTCCCTATGTGGCTCTCACCAGGGGACACGCCAAGCGGATCATGTGGAAGACGCTCCTAGACCTCACTAGACCTTACTCACCTCAGGTCAATCTCACAGAGCTCAGGATCACCCTCTCCAATGGGTCAGACATCGTCCTGGTGGGTGCCAATGACGAAGCGACTGCAGAGGTGTTCCGTGGTCAGAAGTTCCCTCTAGTGGTCGTGGATGAGTGTGCTTCATTCAGATCTCACTTTAGGGAGATGGTTGAAGAGGTTATCGAGCCTGCATTGATTGACTTGAACGGCACGCTGGCAATGATGGGAACACCATCTGCAAGGCTCTCGGGACTGTTTTTCGACGCTACCACTAAGAGTGACTCACCTTACTCCATCCATAAGTGGACAATTCTCGATAACCCATTCATCCCACATGCAGGTGAGTGGCTCAGTGAGAGAATGAAAGCACGCGGCTGGACTGAAGATACACCTGCCTACCGGAGAGAATGGTTGGGTGAATGGTGTGGCTCAACTGACAGTCAGGTTTACGCTTTCTCGAGAGACAAGAACCTCGCCAACGGCATCCCTCAAAAGCTGGATTACATTCTAGGGATTGACCTTGGCTACGATGACGAGACTGCTTTTGTTGTCGTGGGTTACCGGCCAGATGACCCTCACCTTTACGTGGTTGAGACTTACGCCAAGTCAGAGATGATCATCACAGACATCGTGCGCAAGGTTGAAGAGTTAACTGAGCGTTATGGCAAGTTTGCCAGAATCGTGGCTGACACTGGCGGGCTGGGTAAACAGATTGCTGCTGAGATCCGTAAACGCTACGGCTTAGCAGTGTTCCCAGCGGAGAAGACTCAGAAGGCTGACTTCATTCAGCTGTGCAATGACGATCTCAGAATGGGCAAGATCCTCGTCAATCCTGCAGAGATCAACTTCATCGAAGAGATAACTGCTCTCCAATGGGATGAAGAAAAAGACGGTAGGTTCATCGAAGACCCACGCTTTGCAAACCACCGCTGTGATGCCTTTCTCTATGCTTGGCGAGAGTCCTGTCACTATCTGGAACAAACACCCATCAAAGCCCCAGAGCACGGTAGTGACGCTTATTACAAGGCTGAAGAGGCACGTCTCCGTCAATTGGTTGAAGAAGCTTTTAAGCGTGAACAATTAGAAGAGGAGTTTTTGGTATGATTACACCGCAGGAACTAGAGGCATTGCTCAAAGTGATGAACGCGCATGGATGCGTGGAGCTTCAGCATGGGGATCTTACGGTACGCACAACGGCGGGCGGATCTGTGGTGGCACAACAACCAGCGCTCCCACAGGTTATCCAGTCATTTGACGCTGTTCACTCACTTGCAGACCTCGACTCTGTTTATGGGATTCCATCGATCACAAAGGAAGGTGAATAATGTTGAAGGGAAAGCAATGGTGGGACGAGGGACTAAGCGAACAAGAGAGAGCGCAGTATCTGTTCGCCTTGATTAAGACACTCGACACAACACAGATGGGTATTCAGCAGCAAAACCTGCGAGGCATGCGGCTGTACAATAACCAGGAAGTGACAGGGCTCTCGATTGCAAACTACGTGCTCTCAGCGACACCTGGGAACATTGGTGTGGCACGTCAAAACAGACTTACACTCAACGTGATTAAGTCCTGTATCGACACTCTGGTAAGCAAGCTTGCCAAGGACAGAATTGCTCCGACCTTTCTCACAAGTAACGCTCCGTGGAGCAAGCAACGCCAGGCTGAGAAGCTCACAAAATGGATGAAGGGTTCATTCTACCATTCACGTGTGCATGAGAAGGCTCCACTGACTTTGAGAGACGCTGCAATCTTCGGGACAGGCTTCACTAAGGTTTACTCCGAAGCAGGCGAGATCAAAGCTGAGCGCGTGTTTGCTGATGAAATGATCGTGGACTTGAATGATGCGTACTACGGCAATCCTCGGTGCATGTATCAACGCAAGATGGTGAGCAAGAGTCACTTGCTGCAGAGGTTCAAAGACCCAGAGCACCAAGCAATTATTGCCAAGGCTCAGCAGGTTCAGGGCTATAATGCTCTGTCGCCTACCGAGACTGTGATGGTGGTTGAGGCGTGGAGACTGCCTGATGAAGAGGGAGAAGGTGGTCATCACCTCATTGCAGTAAACAGCGGCGCATTGGTGGTTGAAGAGTACAAGCGTGAGCGATTCCCGTTTGCACAGATCCGGTACACCGTTCAACCAGTGGGATACTGGGGCTCAGGGCTGTGTGAAGATCTCTTGGGTATCCAGATTGAAATCAACCGACTCAGCATGCACATCCAGCAGTCACAGCGTCTTTTGGCCAATCCTAGAGTGTTTATCGAAGAGGGTAGCTCGGTTAACATCAATCAGCTGACAAACGAGATTGGTGGGATCGTAAAGTATCGCGGTCAGGCACCCGTCATTCAGGCGGCTCAGACTGTTCAACCAGAGCTCTTTAATCAGTTGAATATGCTTTATCAGAGAGCCTACGAAATTACGGGTATCTCACAGCTTGCGGCAAGTTCTCGCAATCCATTGGGTGCCAACGCTTCGGGTGCGGCGTTGCGTGAGATGACAGATATTCAATCTGACCGCTTTGCTCTGACAAGCTACCAATATCAGCAATATCACCTCGACCTTGCACAGCTGTTTATTGATGAAGCGAAGTCACTTGCAGCGCAAGGCAAGCCCGTTCCATCAAAGGCGTTTGACCGCAAGAATGGCCTCGAGAGCATCGACTGGACAGAGATTGATCTCACTGATGACGAGTATGTGATGCAATGTTTCCCGGCATCGGCGTTGCCTGATCAGCCTGGTGCAAGAATCGAGTCCATCCGTGACCTCATGCAGATGGGAATGATTCAGCCAGAAGAGGCTCAAGATCTTCTCGACTTTCCAGACTTAGATAAGTTCACAGCACTTGCCACAAGCCCCACCAAGCTTGCTTCTCGACTCATTGAAAAGATGCTTGAAGAGAACACATTCATTCCACCAGAGCCTTACTTGCCAATCGACAAAATGCAGCGCCTTGCACAGCTGTATTACTGCGATGCTCAGGTGCGTGGCATGGAAGAGGAACGTCTCGAGCTTCTCAGACAATTCATTGATGCTTGTGCAGCGATGGTCGCCATGGCTCAGCCCATGCCCCAAGCTCCGGCACAGCAACTCATGGAGAGCCAACTTGCGGCCACTCCACAGCAACAATCAGCGCCAGCAGGGGCACTCCCGCCCCCATTGATGTGAGGTAAGTCATGGTTGAAGGTATCAGCGGTGAAGTCACAGCGACCGCACAAGAATCTGCAGCGTCTCCCGAGGCTCCGGTCACTCCGGAGGTCAAACCTCAGGAGGACGAGTTTTCTGACAAGTTCATCAAGCTCACTAGGCAAAAGAGAGCCCTGGAACAGCAAGCTGCAGAGATTAAGGCTGAGAGAGCCAGAATCGACGCTGAGCGTAAGGAGCTTGAAGAGTTTCGCAGTAACAAAGCTCGCATAAAGGAAAACCCAAAAGAGGTTCTAGGAACACTGGGAGTATCCTTTGATGACTTGGCGCACATGATTCTGACCGAAGGCCGTGAGCCCACAGCTGATGACAAGCTCTCAGCACTAGAGGCACGTTTGAAGGCGTTTGAAGAGGCTAAGGAGCGTGAGAAGCAAGATGCTCTTGAAGCTGAGCGACAAAAAACCGCAAGTGTGTTCCGCCAGAATCTTGAAAAATTTATCGAGTCAAGTGATTATGAATTAGTCAAGACTTATGACGCCGCTGATACTGTCGTAGCTACGATGCAAACGTACTATGAAGAAACTGAGAAAACTCAGGGCAAGGGCGTTATCTTGTCTTACGAGGATGCTTGTAAGATGGTCGAGGAAGACCTAGAACAGGCACTAGAAAAAGCTTTGCAAACCAACAAGGTGAAAACCAAGTTGGGAACAATCACACCTAAGTCATCGTCTCCGGCAGAAGTTATCCAGCCAAGGGCAGTCGCACCCTCACAAACGCTGACAAACGCAATGAAAGCAGTTTCCGAGCCTGCAACCACCTCAACTCGACGGCCATCGACAGAGGAATTGAGGCAAGCGGCAGCTGCATTGATCAAGTGGAATTAATTTTTAACTCATAAAGGAAAAAGTCATGGGATTAGACCTAGTTAGCTTCAGTGCGGCTTTGAAACAGCATTATCCAGATTGGAAGGTTGAAAACCTCGTTTATCAAAGCAACCCTTTTATGGCTCTCGTACCGAAATATGAGCAATTCGGCGGGGAAGTCCTTAAGATGCCTTTGATCTATGGAAACCCTCAGAATCGTTCAGCTTCTTTCGCAACTGCGAATGGCCAGACCTCGAGCTCGTCGCTCAAGGCGTTCTTGCTGACCCGCAATTCGGACTACTCGATCGCTGAAATCAGCAACGAAGTGATCCTGGCTTCGGAAGGCGACGCAAACGCTTTCTTGCGTGCAGCAACGGTTGAAATCGACGGCGCACTCCACGCTCTCGGACGCTCGGTTGCTACCAAGCTGTTCCGTTCGGGCTCGGGCTCCATCGGTAAAGTGTCGAGCTATACAGCTTTGACAAAGACTATCGTTCTGACTGTCCCTGAAGACATCGTTAACTTCGAAGTTGGCATGGTGTTGCAGGGCTCGACAGCTGACGGCGGCGGCTCCACAAAGGCTGGTACTTCCAAAGTTGTGACAGTTGACCGTATCGCGGGATCTTTCACAGTTGACGCTGACCTTACAGGCGGCTGGGCTGGTGCGGATTTTGTGTTTGTTGCTGGTGACTACGACAACGCACTCAAGGGCCTCGCTGCATGGCTCCCATACGAAAGCCGCGCAACTAAGCTTGCATCTTCTTTCTTTGGCGTGACTCGTTCGGCTGATGCAACCCGTCTCGGCGGTTTGATCTATGACGGTACAGCACTCCCAATCGAAGAAGCTCTGATTAGCGCGTTGGCACTGGTTGGTCGTGAAGGCGGAAATCCAGACTACGCATTTATGAACTTCGCTGACTGGTC